TTCTCGTTGAGTATCAATGACTTACGATGTTCCACAGAGAATGTTCCACAGGGGAGGGGTGATTTTGCGAGGGGGTGGGGGTGGTCGCCAGCGCGATGGCACGAGCAACTTTTTTAGATAATTAAGGCAAAAAGTTAGAGTGTTAGAATTGCTTAATAGCTGTTAGAAAATGATGCCCCGTATTAAACCAAAAAAAATGTTAGGTAAATGTTAGATTTTGGGGCGGGGACTACTTCTTCAATATATCAACGACCATTCAATATAAGTTATTGGGGCGATGCCCCTCCCCCCTAATAAATAAAAACAAGCAAGAATAAGCATTGTCCAAAAGCGCGAAGTGAAAAAAAATACGGGAGTGTTTGACAGAAAAAGAAAAGAATATATAATAATTAATATGCCCCGATTACTTTATGGAACAATTAACATTATTTAAAGACATGGAAGAGACAAAAAATAAACGAGGTTACATAGTTAATGAACAAGGTAGGGAGTGTTCTGTCTGTATGGTTTTTAAATTGTGGGAATGTTTTAGGAAGTCTAAAAATACAGCGACAGGATATGATCCTCGATGTAGAGAATGTAAGGATAAAGTAAATAGCAAAGCGAAGGAGAAAGTAAAGAATTGTCCAGAAAGGAGGAGACTTTTTGATAATATGGAGAAAAAATATACTAAGGGGGATGAGAGGAGTGATGGTAAGGTTTTTCTTAATTACGATATTACACGATCTAATTTTGAGGTTTGGGTTACAAAAGAAACATTGGAAAAAATAAATAAAACAGGAAAGAAGAATAGAGACGATAGGGCGAAGAGGTTTTCTAAGATAGAAAGGAAGTATAAGAGGGGTTATGTGAGAGAAGATGGTTTGAAATTTTGGAGGTATGCTTGCTCTTACGAAGCCACCAACTTTGAAAAGTGGGTGACTGATGCTGAATTTGATCGTTTAAAGTTTAACAGTACCAAGAAATCTTATATAAACAAAAGCCTTGGTAAGTTTGGAGGAAAAGATAAGCCTACTGATGAAATTGTTGGTTTAAATGATCATGATTTAAGTTGTTATATTGAATCTTTGTTTAAAGAGGGAATGACATGGAAGAACAGGGGTAGTTGGAAGGGGGAATGGGACCCAGAAAATCCAAAGTGGCATTTGGATCATATTATACCACTCGATGCCGCGAATACATTGGAAGAAACAAAACATTTGTGGCATTATACGAATCTTCGCCCTATGTGGGGTAATGAGAATCTTGCCAAGAGCAGCAAACACTGCCCCAAAGAACTTGCCGCATTTTTAGAAGAGAAAAAAGCCGCAAAATAGTGTATAAACAAGCATGACATACAAGAATTTTCCTGTATATATTGGTCAAGGCAACAAAATTTTCGCGGAGAGTGCTGGATACCATAAAAGAAACATGATATACGCTGACAGCGTAAATATCAATTATTCTACGTCTTCTAAACCTTACAGGAAATTGGGTCGGGGTGTTGATCCAGATCGTCAGTATACTTATGATACTGATTTGACATGTGCGATTAATTTATCGTTTTATTTTTATTCTCAGCCGAGAAATGATGGTGGTTCTCAGGTCTATGCTTTTTTATCTGACAGCAACCAATACAAGTCTTATATTTTGGGTAATGGAACTGGTCAGAACTTTTTTCCTTTAAAGATTGGAGGCAATGTTTACAACAAGTGTTTTATTGACAGTTATAGTATTGATGTTAGTGCTTTTCAGCCTATAAAATGTAATGTTAATTTTAGATCTTTTAGTCCGCCTAAAGATGGGGCTACTGCTTCTGATGATCTTGTTCCTTTTAGTTCTTATGATGATTCTATTAGTGGGCAGGGGGTTATTAACTCTAATATGTGTGAGTTGAGTGGTTTGTATGATGATATTGTTTTTGCGGATGTTATTCCTAAGATAACTTATGAGAGGAGGTATTCTAGAACTCCTGTTTATGGAATTGGCAGTGTTGAGCCTATTAATTATTTGATGGATGCGGCGGAGAGTCAGTTGGTTGTTGAATCTACTGGTTTAAATAAATTCACTAACTATGATGGCGTTCAGATTACTGGTGATATAGGTTTAAAGATTCAAGATAGTGATGGTAATAGAATTTTGCCAGAATATGATGGGGGTTTTGATTTTATTGTTGCTAGTGGGGCTAAATTAAATTCTTATAGTTATAGTGTTCCTGGCGGCGATGTTATTAAGACCAGTTCTACGATTAGCGAAGTTATTCTTTAATGTTTTATGGCTTTTAAGATTTTATTTTGTTTTGTAATTTTTGGAATGGTTGTTTGGGCTATTCTTGCAGCGATTGAAGCGAAGAATACGGCGAAACCAAAGGAACATTTAAGAAAAAGACGCGATTATTGGGATCATTAGTGTAGTATAAGGTATCAGATTTTCTAAGAGCCAACGCTAAAGCTGCGGAAGTCGAAAAAAATATACGGTTTTCAGTAATATCTGATTTTTTTTTAGAAAAAGCCCCGATTTTGTTTATAAATAAAGTATATGAACCATATTTTTTGTACAGAGTGCGGAAATAAGATAGAGTATTCTTATTCCAAGCCAAAATTTTGCTCTAGTTGTGGCAGCAAGTGTGGAAATATATCTGAAAATTCGGGAAATTCTATAAGAAAAATCAAACAACCAGAGATTGAAGAATCTTTGGCTGATGACGAGACATCTATCGATGAGATTCCTCACATTCAAAGTTTGGCTGTTGAAACACAATCTTATGGCAACAATGTTTTTTCTTTTGAGTCGTTAATTGGCGAGGAAGATAGATCTCCTAGAGTCAGAAATAGAGGTTCTAAAACATTAGAAGACTTTATTGATGACAGAAGGGGATAGCAAAAGATTTGAGGATTATATTGACGTAATAGAGACCGCCATCCGCAAACAAAGGAGTAGATGGCGGCTTGATTGTATTACTTGGTTTGATTTTGAGGATGTGGAGCAGGTTATAAAGCTTCATATTTATAAAAAGTGGGAAATGTGGGATCAGGAGCGCCCATTAGAGCCTTGGATTAATATTATTGTTACTAATCAGATAAGAAACTTAGTAAGAAACCACTACGGTAATTATATTAAGCCTTGTGCGACTTGTGAATTTAACATGGGTGATGATGCTTGTTCATTTACTGCTAGTAGAACCCAAGACCGCAGTTGTAGTAAGTTTGCGAAATGGGAGAAAACCAAAAAAGCGGCATTTGATTTAAAAATTGCAGTACCATCTGAGAATCACATGTATGAAATGGGTAATGACCCAGATACTAATATGAATTTTGATTCGTGCATTGGAAAACTTAACTTCTACATGCGCGAAGTGCTTACAGAGACCCACTATAAGGCATATCATATGTTGTTTTTTGAAGAAGCCTCCGAAGAAGATGTGGCTAAGTTCATGGGGTATAAGACAAACGAGAAAAAACGAAAAGCTGGTTATAGGCAGGTTAAAAACCTAAAAAAAATGTTCATTGAGAAAGCGGCGGAAATAATTAAAGAACATGATATAATAATAAACGATATATTTTAGTCATGAAGAAGGAAGAATTAAAATTAACAGAAGAACAAGAGACATTTTTACGCGAAAACAGTAAAAAGTATCCTGACTTAAATGTTTTAACCAAAAAGTGCTTCGAAAATGATGATTTGGATGGTCGTTCTAAGCAAGGAAGGCTTGTAAGGAAGTTTTTAATAGAAAACGACATAAAATTCAATACCAAATTCAAAGGAAAGCAAGACCCGATTATCTTTTCTAAGGAACAAAGGGAATTTATCATCCAACAGGCGGAACAAGGACTATCATCGTTGGAAATTGCTAAATTGTTGTTTCCCGACAAGCGAGTTGGGCCACTTAGTTTGGAACAAAGAGCTGTTTTGGGGGTAATTAGGGAAGTCAACCCCGAAATCATGCCATCTAAAGATGGTGGGGCATTACATGACTACCTTCCCCCGAAATCATTGAGCCGAATTGTTAAAAAGATTAATGATTCTTGTGGTTTAAGCCTGGACGACAAGAAACTTAACAGACAGTATCAAATTTGCGCCGAAAAACTTGGTATTCATTTATCAAATTCTCGTTTCTTAAAGATAATGAACAATTATCTCGACATGAGCGACAGAGAGTTATTTGAGCAAGAGTTTGTGCGCCTTACTTGGGATAAACCTGACCTAACTGCTGATGAAATTAACCTTTATCTTAACGTATGTAAAGAAATCATCAATTTAGAGGTTGTAAGTAAGCATCTTAACAAACTAAACGACATGTTTGATATTGCTGATGATCAAACAGAGATGTCTGTGCGTCTCGCTGAGATCATTAAGGCTAAAAGCTCTGAATATCACCAATGCGAGGGTAGAATCGAGAACCTCACGAAAAAACTACAAGGTGATCGATCAGAAAGGATGAAAGCGAGGACAAAAGAGAATGCTTCGATTTTATCCATTGTTCAATTGTTTCAAGAAAAGGAAGAAAGAGACAATATGGTCAGAATCGCAGAAATGCAGAAAGCCACAATCAAAAAAGAAGCAGAAAGGCTTGAGGGTATGGCTGAATGGAAAGCTCGGATTCTAGGAATAAGTCAAGACGATGTCATTTAAATGCAAAGAGTGCGGACAAGCCTTTGATGCTCAAAGGAGTTTACACACACATATTAAAAAACATAGTATGTTACTCGGTGATTACTATGTTAAGCACTATCAGCGCAAAAACAAGCTGACAGGTGAGCTTTTGCCATTTAAGAACTACAAAGACTACTTCGATAAAGACTTTTCTCAACCACACCAGTTAATGGAGTGGGTTAATAAAACAGATAGTGAGGAAGCAAAGGATTATATTATTGAATTACTCCACAAGCGAACGATGAAAAAAGACATTGATTATGGTCCAACGGAGTTGGAGTTAATCAGTGCTGGTTTGCCATCGATTGACGTTTATAAAAAATATTTTGGCAGCTACACATACGCATGTGAAGAGATTGGTATTAAGCCTTTATTGGGTGAGAGATTGCCAAAAAGCTTTTTCGATGATTATTCTGAAACTAAAATTTTGATTGATACCAGAGAACAACAACCGCTTTCATTTAAAAACTCAGAACCTTATAAGCTAGATGTTGGGGATTACGGAGCTATTGCATCAGATTATGATTATACGTATGTAGACAGAAAGTCATTTGGTGATTTTTGTGGGACAACCACGGTTGGCTATTCTCGATTCTGTAAAGAACTCGATAGGTGTCGATCCTTGGGGGCTTATTTGTTTATTGTTATGGAATTTCCTTTTGAGGAGATAGATAATTACAATGCAAAAAGCTATAAAAAATATAAGTTGGATTATGTTCTTCATAACATGCGCGAAATACAAAAACAATACAAGGATTGTTGTCAGTTTGTATTCGCTGGTTCTAGGGAGTTAAGTGAAGAGATTATTCCTAAGTTGCTGATACTTGGAAAAAAACTCTGGAATACAGATATACACTATTTTTGGTCTAAACATATAAAGCAGTCATGAGTTGGGAAGTAGGAAGTCAAGACGGGAGAAACAAGTTCCCAAACATAAACAAGGAAATCCTTGAAATAGAGGATGAGTTTCTTGAGGAAGATGAAGCAAAACTTCTTTTATATAAATTTTTAAGACAAAACCCATCTTTCTGCTCTGAGATGATAACTGGAGTAGAATTGTTCCCTTTCCAGCATATGGCTATTAAGGCCATGATGGAGTCTGATTACTTTTTGGGCATATGGTCGCGGGGAATGTCCAAAAGCTTCTCTACGGCGATTTTTGCGCTATTAGACGCTATTCTACATCAGGGTGTGCATATCGGAATCATATCCAAGTCATTTCGTCAGTCAAAAATGATATTTTCCAAGATGGAGGATATTGCTAAAAGCCCCAAAGCCGAATTTCTTTCTCAAGCTATTACAAGAGTGGCTAAAGCCAATGATCAATGGGTAATGGAGATTGGAGAAAGTAAAATTACTGCTTTGCCTTTGGGTGATGGCGAAAAACTTCGTGGTTTCCGTTTTCAGAGGATGATTATTGATGAGTTGTTGTTGATGCCAGAAAAAATCCTTAATGAGGTTATTCTTCCGTTCCTTGCGGTTATAGAGAACCCAACCGAGCGTCAAAGGATGCATGACGCAGAAACAGACATGATTGAAAAGGGCTTGATGAAAGAGGAAGACCGTCATAAGTGGCCTAATAACAAAATTATTGGTCTTTCGTCTGCATCGTATAAATTTGAGCATCTTTATAAGATGTATTGTGATTATGAGAGGTTAATTAACGCAACTGAAGAAGATGCAGATGGCGCACACAGGGTTATTATGCATTTTAGCTACGATTGCGCTCCACCACAATTATATGACCAAAACCTTATTGATCAAGCTATTGCCACGATGAGTCAATCTCAGTTTGATCGAGAATTCATGGCTAAATTCACAGATGATAGTTCTGGTTATTTTAAAGTTAGCAAAATGCAAGCTTGCACACTTGCTGATGGAGAGGGCCAATGTATTGAGGTTTATGGAGAGCCTTCTGACGAATATATTCTTTGCTTTGACCCTTCTTGGTCTGAAAGTGATGGATCTGACGATTTTGCCATGATGCTTATTAAAATAAACAAGGATAGAAAGATTGGGACACTCGTTCATAGCTATGCGTTGTCTGGCTCTAACCTTAAAACACATATTAAGTACATGGCTTACCTTTTGACGCACTTTAATATTGTAGCTGTGGTGGGTGACTACAATGGAGGAGTGCAATTTCTTAATTCCTGCAATGAAAGCAGTATATTTAAAAAACAAAATTTAAAACTGGGTGTTATTGATTCCGATTTGGACGATCATCAAGAATACGAAAAAGGATTACGTAAACTTAAAAGGCAATACAACAAAAGCTCGAGAAATTATGTGTTTTTAAGAAAACCCAGTTCAAAATGGATTAGGTATGCAAATGAGTTGTTGCAAGCTTCATTTGATCACAAAAGGATATTCTTTGCTGGCGCTGCAATGGATGATGATTATCATAAGCAGAGAAAAGCAAGAATACCAATCAAAGATTTAAAATTTGTTAATAATTACAAAGAAACATCCGAAGCCGCGAAAATGATTGACTTTGTAGAGCATCAAAAAGACATGATGGACTTAACAAAAGTCGAATGTGCAATGATTGAAGTTAATACTTCAGCCCAAGGAACTCAAAGTTTTGATTTGCCCCCAAATTTAAGAAAACAAAAAGGAGCAGACAAGGCGAGAAAGGACTCTTATTCAGCTTTGTTGCTTGGTAATTGGATGATGCATATTTATTACGATATGATTGATGACAACATAGATAATCAACAATCCACATTTACACCAATGTTTATTGATTAACTTTTTAAAGTTAAAAGTTAAACTTTTGACTTTTGGGTGTATAATAGGTTATGGCTAAGAGAAAGTATGTAAAGAAGTCAGATTATTGGAGTAAGTTTGATAAGAAAAGTCAACCAACAATTCCAATGTCACAAGAAGAGAATTATGAGCCAGGTTTGATAGGAGATCCTTTTTATGTCTCTTCTGCATCTTACAGCAACACCTCCAGCGCTAGTTATACTAGAGGTTCAACACCAACAACACCTAAAAGAGCTAATAGATCTGCGTTTGAGAATACTATCGATAGGTTCTCTAGCATAAGACGGGGATTGTTGCCTTATAAGTATTCTTCTGATGGTATTAACGTCAGGGAGGCTATTGAACTTTGTCAAAAAGCATATGCCAACGTATCTGTTTTTCGTAATGCTGTGGACATTATGTCTGAATTTGCCAATACTGAACTTTTTCTTGAAGGGGGTACCAAAAAAAGCAGAAATTTCTTTTATGAGTGGTTTAAGAAAATAAACCTTACCAATCTTAAAGATCAGTATTTTAGAGAATACTATAGGAGTGGTAATATCTTTCTTTATAGGATTGATGGTAAGTTTCGTGCTGATGATTTTCTTGATTTAATTAATTCCATTGCCCCGAAAAACGGTTCGGAAAACAAAGTGCCAATTAGGTATATTTTGATGAACCCGTATGATATTGTAGCCACAAGAGCATCTTCATTTAACGATGGCGCTTATGAAAAAATACTTTCCGAGTATGAAATGTCAAGACTGCAAAACCCTTCCACTGAAGAAGATAAAGAAATCTTTGATTCTCTTCCAAAAGACGTTCAAAAAACTATCAAGCAAGGAGGATATAATACTGATGGTCTTAAAATAAAATTAGACCCAGAAAAGGTTTCTCATTCGTTTTATAAAAAGCAGGATTACGAACCATTCGCTATTCCTTTCGGTTATGCTGTCCTTGAGGACATTAACGCCAAGCTTGAGCTTAAGAAAATGGATCAAGCTATTACAAGAACGGTGGAAAACGTCATACTTTTAATAACAATGGGCGCAGAACCCGACAAAGGTGGAATTAGTTCTCACAATATTGGGGCAATGCAAAACTTGTTTAAAAATGAGAGTGTTGGTCGTGTTCTTGTATCAGATTATACCACAAAAGCTGATTTTGTTATTCCTGACCTAAATAGGGTTTTGGGTTCTGAAAAATACAAAGTTCTTAATGAAGATATCAAGCAAGGACTTCAAAACGTTGTTGTCGGAGAAGAAAAATACGGAGCAACACAAGTAAAAGCACAAATCTTTATTGATCGTTTGAAGGAGGCTAGAAATGCGTTTCTTTCAGACTTCTTGCAAAAAGAAATCAAAAGAATCTCTCAAAACCTTGGTTTTAGATCTTATCCAACCGCAGTGTTTAAAGACATCGACATGAGAGATGAAACACAACTTATGCGTGTGGCTACAAGACTTATGGAACTTGGTGTTATTACTCCTCAACAAGGTATGGAAATGTTTGATACTGGCAAGTTCCCAAAAACAGAGGAAATCTCCCCAGCTCAAAAGAAATTCATCGAAGAAAGGGAAGAGGGTTATTACAATCCTATCGTTGGTGGGGTGCCAATGGTTGAGGGCGCTGCGCCAACAATTCAGGGACCTAATAAAGAAGCAGGTAGACCAGAAGGAACAAGTGGAATACCTCAAGAGAATTCCGAAGCTAATTATTCTCGCAAGGATATTGAAAAAACAATACACGAACTAGAGACTGTCAGAGCTGCAACAAAAGACTTGATGCGAGACAAATTAAACATAAAAAGATTCACCAAAAAGAACGAAAAAATGTTGGATAGTTTGTGCGAAGCCGTTGTTTGTTCTACAAATATTGAAAATTGGACACAAAAAGCTGTTTCTTGTGTATCTAACTTAGAGGAATTACAAAACTTAGACGTTTTGCCTGAAATTTTAGAAATTGCAGCCAAGCATGAGCTTGGTAATTACGAAGCCGCAATTTTATATCACAGTAATGAAGAATCCACTGAATCCTAAAAACAATAAGAAGCCATATAAGTATACGGCTACTTTTGAGGCGGATATTGTAGCATGTGATATTGGTAATTCTTCCTTTATCTCAAAGGCATCTCTTGAAAATCTTGAGTCACTAGTACCAAAGGGTATTAATTTCGAAGATAATATTGATTTATTGGGTGTCGCATTTAACGCAGCTGTTGTTAACAAGTTTAACAAAAACGGAGACGGAATCGACTCTGAAACAGCGATAGCTTATACAAAAAACTTTTTACATAAACCCACTAATATAGAACACGATAAAGATAAGATCGTCGGTCATATTGCAAGTGCTG